ATGATTCTGGTATTAAAAAATTAAAAAAAATTAGAGAAGGATTTGAAGATTTAGTGGAAGTTTTTCCTGATACAAATGCTGGAGATAAAAAATGGTTGGGTGCAAGTAACTATCAATCAGAATTTAAAAAGAATCCTAAGATAATAAAAGAATTATCTCCTTATTTGGATAATATGTATAAACTATTGAATGGTTCAGGTTCATTTGAAAAGACTGATGGTAAAAGTATTTTGAATAAAACTATTGCTGCTGAGATTGGTGTTGCTATTCAATTTATAACAAATAAACTAACAAGGGATGTAACTGTAGAAAATCTGTATGACTTAGCTGCATCACAGAAATTTTCTGCCGGTGTTCGTGCTGATCAACTTGCTAAAAGAAAAAACATATACGGTAAAGAAGCACAAGCATTAGGTGTCAAAGAAGCGCAGTATGTATTTGATTCTTGTTTCTATTTAAAAATATACTAAAATGAACTTCACACAATTTTTAATCGAATCAAATTTGCACATTGAAGATATATTTATAATAAATACATGAATGGATTGATAATTCCTTTAGTATTGGGGGTGGCATTGATTTTATGGGCATGAATTGCAGTTGCCACCACTGGCATGAAAAGGTAAAGAATTGTTGAGTAAATTGTTTCAACAATGTTGTACCGTTGTAAAATAAGTTATTTTATAGGAGGTACTGTTATGGCAACTGTTTTATCAGCATCAAGTATGGTTGGTTATAATAAGTCTGAGTGGTATGATTCTAGTTGGTATAAATTTGGAATGGCTCTAATGTTATTAGTTGCTATTTTCTGGATTTGGTTCCAACGAACATATGCATATTCACATGGTATGGATTCTATGGAACCCGAGTTTGAACGGGTCTGGATGGGTCTGTGGCGTGCGCACATGATAATCATGCCGTTGTTTGCACTTATTACCTGGGGTTGGATTCTCAAGACCAGGGATACCAAGGCGCAATTAGATAACCTTGATCCCAAACTAGAAATAAAGAGATATTTTTATTTCATGATGTGGTTGGGTGTATATCTATTTGGTGTATATTGGGGCGGTAGTTTCTTTACTGAACAAGATGCATCATGGCATCAAGTCATTATACGAGATACATCATTTACACCATCTCATGTCGTAGTATTTTATGGCTCTTTCCCAATGTACATTGTTTGCGGGATAGCAGCATATCTATATGCTACAACGAGATTACCATTGTTTAGTAGAGGCACTTCATTCCCGTTGGTTATGGGAATTGCTGGTCCATTAATGATTCTACCAAATGTGGGCTTAAATGAGTGGGGTCATGCCTTCTGGTTTATGGAAGAATTGTTCTCTGCGCCTCTGCATTGGGGGTTTGTAATTCTGGGTTGGTCAGGTCTATTCTCCGGTGGCATTGCTGCTCAGATTATTACTCGATACTCAAATCTTGTTGATGTGATTTGGAATGGTCAAAGTAAAGTAATTCTAAACAACCGTATCGTTTACACGAAATAATGATATGAATGTCCCACAAAATGGGATTTGAAACCCTCTCACTCCTCTACATCAAAAATGCACGAGTGAGTTTTTATTATGGAATATGTATGAAAAACAGATTTGTTGCAACCTACTTAGAAATGGCAGATTTTCTAAAAAATACGAGATAAAAATAATATATGTATAATTTCAAAAACTTTACTATGGAGGGATCCCGAGATGTAATTTTAGCTGAAGAAAAAAGCGGCAAAAATTTACATCTTGAGTAATGAACACCTTGAAGATGAAATTCTAAATCGTGGCGTTGCTGGCGCCAGAGATGCAATTAATTTTCTACAAGCATTGAGAGATATGCTTGCTGGTCACTCATCGTTAAAAGTAAACACCACAACCAAATGGGATGGTTGTGTTCACGAAGACACTGTTATACTGACCAATAATGGGGATATGACCATTAGAGAAATAGTGGAAAGAGAAGAGCTTTGGGGTGAACTTGAAATAATGGGCAAAAATCTAAAATCATCCCTTGAATACGATGGCTTAAATTTACTATTGGCAGGAAATTCATCCAATGGAGATAAATCTTGGGTTGAACTTCAACTAGAGGACGGGTCTTCTATCAAACTTACAGAAGATCATGAGGTACATACCACAAATCGTGGGTGGGTGAAAGCAATAGAAATGAATGAAGGTGATGATATAAGTTTTACACCACTCATACCGGTACTAAAAAGGGCATTTGATGAAGATTGCTAAAGTTATTAAATTAGAAGAAAAATATACTCAGTACGATATTTCAACTGCATTTGAGAATTTCTATGTAAAAACAAATACTGGATACATTCTGGTACACAACAGTCCTGCAATTTTTTGTGGCATCAATCCAGACAATGGTAAATTCTTTGTTGGCACTAAAGGTGTCTTTAATGCAAATGCAAAGTTGAATTACACCGATGGTGATATTGATACGAATCATCCAGGTGAAGGTCTTAATGCAAAACTTAAAGTTGCACTTCGTTATTTACCAAAACTTGGCATCAAAGGTGTGTTACAGGGTGATATGATGTTTGCAAAAGGTGATATCACAGAGAAGACGCTTGATGGTGAAGAATATATTACATTTCAACCAAACACACTAATCTATGCTGTACCATCTGGTTCTAAACTTGCAAAAACAATGCAGGCTGCACAGCTAGGTGTTGTGTTTCATACTTCATACACAGGCAAAACATTTGCTGATATGAAAGCCTCATTTAATATTGATATCAGAAATCTTACACCAACTAAAGATGTTTGGTTCCGTGATGCGTATTTCACTGATGCCTCTGGTACTGCATCATTCACAGAAGAAGAAACGAAAACAATTAATGCGATTCTATCTACTGTTGGTTCCACATTCAAACAAACAAATGCATTATCTATCAATAGAATTTCTTCAAGTGATACTGTTAGAGAATACATTAAGACTTTCAACAACACCAAAGTTAGAGAAGGTCAAAAGATTACAAATACAACTACTCATGTGAGAGAATTACTTAAATGGGTTGAAGATAGATTGAATAAAGATATTGTCTCTGCAAAGATGGAAAAAACAAAAAGAGATAAGACCATGATTAAGAATGAAATCATGCGAACTCTTCGTGGTAGTTCAAATGATTTAGTTAAGATATTTGATATGCAAAACGGCATGGTTGATGCCAAGAATATGATTATCAAAAAGTTACAACAGGTGAAACAAGTTACTAGTACATTCGTACAAACAGAGGATGGTTTCAAAGTAACTAATCCTGAAGGATTTGTAGCAGTTGATAAGTTAACAGGTAATGCAATAAAGTTGGTTGATCGGTTGGAGTTTTCTCACCTGAATTTTACTGCTGCAAAAGCTTGGAGTAAGTAATGGCTGGTTATAATATACAAAGTATAATAGATTCTTATGCTGCATCAGAAGATTTTGGATTCTCTGCTGTATCTGAAGAAGAATACAATGCAGTCATTGCTGAAAAAGATGAGACTGTTGAAGAATACAAAGCAAGGTTGGTGCAAATAGAGAAACTTATTATGCCATTCTTAACGAATCTTCTAAAGACAGCTGATAAACCATACATCAATTGGCCTAATCGTAAACCAATTCTTGAAGCACAGATACAAAAGATTCTTATCTTGACTAGAGGATAAAATGAAAGTTTTTAAGGAATACATTGTTGAAGAAAAAGGTCTACATGTGTTTGACATTGATGAAACTTTGTTTAAAACAAGTGCAAAAATTCATGTAAAAGATAAATCAGATAAACTTTTAAAAACTTTAACAAACCAAGAGTTTAATGACCATAAGTTACAAACTGGTCAGCATTATGATTTTAGTGAATTTAGAAATGCAAAAAAATTTCATGATGAATCTGAACCTATCGATCCAATGATTGATAAATTAAACGCTATACATAACAATATAAAGGCAGGAAATCATAAAAGTAAGATTATTATGAACACTGCTCGTTCAGATTTTGATGATAAGGATACTGTTCTAAAAAAATTCAGAAAACACGGAATTGATGTGGATAATACACACATACATCGTGCAGGTAATGTGCCTGGTAATGATTCAACGGCTGAGAAAAAGAATGTTATTTTAAGAAAACATTTGAACACAGGAAATTATGACCATGTTCACATGTATGATGATAGTAAAACTAATTTAGAGCAATTTTTAAAATTACAAAAAGAATATCCAAAAGTTAAATTTCAAGCACATCATGTATCACACGAAGGCCGAACAAAAAGATTAAAGATGCATGAGGCATCTTATTCTGGCAACATTGGTGTTATGGAATTGGCAAAGTTTCAACGAAAGGCTTCACCTGAACAGAAAAAGATGTTACAATCATACATTGATAGAACGAAGGTTAAAGATGCCTGGAAATTGGTGCAAGATGTTACAGGCATGAAGTTGCATAATAGTGTGTATGAGACAGTTAGTCCTGATATATTACCAAAATCTGGTGCAGGTGCTGAGGG